TCTGACGCAGAGTTACCGGCTTCCTCATGCGGTCTGGGCTAAAGCTATTGACTGGATCGAGCGGATACCTGGTCGAGAGCCGGTCGAGTATTGGCCGACGGACGAGCCGGGCGAAGTCCGGAAGCTGGCGACGTCGCTTCGGGATCCCGCCGGGCTGCTGCGAGACGCACAGAAGTACATCGACGAGGGTAAGTCGGTGATGTTCCTTACGGCCTGCGCTTACATGATCGACCCGCTCAAAAATGAAATGAGGGCTCTCGGGATTCCGTTCCACAATCCGTACCGAGCTCGGACGGATTGGAACCCACTGAATCCGACGGCCAGGGGGACAACGACGCTCGACAAGTTCCGGGCGTACATCGCTCCGATGCTCGAGACGGAACAGTATGTGAATCCGTGGTCGGTCGGCGACGTTCAGGTCTGGACTCAGGCGTTAGCCCGAGTGCTGAAGCGGAATGCGAGGACGAGGCTCGACGAGCTAGACCCGATGCAGGGCTTCACGGTGGAAATGCTGGAGGAATACTTCGATCCGAAGTCTGACCCGGTGATGGCTTATAACATCGAGGCGGGTGATCCGGGGTGGTTTCAGAATCACATGAAAGCCGGAGCGAACGTCGACTACGCTGTGAAAGTCTTGTCGAAGTTCGGCCCTGAGGCGATCAATAAGACTCCGCAGATCCAGATAGGTACGGTCCACTCGGTCAAGGGCGGTGAGGCTGACGTGGTTTATTTGTTCCCGGACGTTTCGAGGCTGGGCTACCAGTCGATCCAGACGCCTCGGGGTAAAGCCTCGACTATCCGGCAGTTCTATGTCGGCATGACGAGGGCTAAAGAAACGCTGATTCTCGCGGGTGCGAGCAGTCAGACAGCAATTCAGTTAGGGAGTTAGAGGTGAACGCAACTGAAATCAATCTCGAAACAGCACGCCCGTTCATCGAACGATGGCACTACTCTGAACGTGTCCCGACAGGACAGAATCAGTTTTTTGGAATACGACTACCATCGACACCAGACACGCTCATTGAAACTAAAGATATGTTCGGTGATGTTTTATACGCCGTTGCTGATTACGGTATCGGGGTGAATCCCTATCAAGCTGAATTCATTGCTCGTGAATCGGGGCGAGAGTTGCGAATAGATCAACTGGTTGAACTAAAACGACTATGCAGGGTTGAGCCACGCAGGGATGATTTACCTCTGACCAAATTCATATCCATGTGCAACAAAGCATTGAAGAAGCAAGGCATCAAATGCGTGGTGGCGTTCAGTGACCCCGAGCAGGGGCATTCCGGTGGTATTTATCGTGCTGCTAGCTTCACCCACATGGGGGCCACGCAAGCAGAAGTTCACCTCGTGGGGCTAGACGGGAAAGTGAGGCATCGACGGTTCGCCTATCGGCATGCAAGGCGCAACGGAATACACGTTTCTGAATCAAGGGATGCCCTCAACATGCAACGAATCAAGACAGCCCCCAAAGACAGATGGGTCAAATGGTTGTAATCTTTAGGTAGACAAACGGTAGACACTTATTATAAGATTCGATACGAGGTGACAAAATGACAAATTTCGACGCAGCTCAGGCTCGTCATGACGCTAACCGGGAGCCGAGAGAAGCGCAGCGTTGCGCTCCGGACGAGCATAGCTACATCAGCGACGACGGCTACGTTCGCAACGGCACGGAAATCGAGTGCGGTGATTGCGACTCGGTCGTCGTGGTGAATCTGGTGGAGATCGAATGATTCTCCCCGACGACGTAACGCAAGAAGATATCGACAGCGCTATCTCTTACATCAAAAATGGGGACGAATATCCCTGCAAAGAATCCGAGGAAAAGGAATTGCTAATCAGGCTGTTCAAAATATGTGGGGGCGACCCTCAAGAACATGGGACTAATCCTCATATGATGTTCGGATTTATCCGGGCTGAGATTGTGCGGATTTGTGAGCAGGTGACGGCATGAAGATTTGTTTTTACATGTACGCCGACGGGATCTGCGGGAGGTTCGAGGAGTTCCACAAGAACACCACGCACGTACACGAATTTACTTCGGAGGTTGACATGGTACTCACGGCATCCCTCCTCGACCAGGTAGCCCCGGAGGAACCATCCAATGCCAGGTAGCCCAAACAACAGCTTCTCCGCTCCGGCGGTTCATGGGAACAGGGGCAAAAAAGCTTATCGGCCAATCGGCGTGAAGTCGCCGAGAGAAGCGAGGGCTTATCGAGAGCGGAAGCTCGCCAAAGGGGTCGAGCCCGTCGGCCTCTGCCGTCATTGTGGACACTCGCAGGCTCCGCACTTCACGGTCGACGGCGTGAAGATCTGTGCTATGTGCCACGCTGCTGTTCAGGACGGGACGGCACGAAACTATCTATGCGAATTCGAGGAGGACGAAAAGTAATGGCAACTCCATTCGATGATATGGATCCGGCTGAATTTGCGATCCTAGCTCCGGGAACTTTGATCCGTCCCGGAACGATTATGGAGTACAAAGGGAGGCAGCACATTCTTAACGAGGGGCTAGCCGTCAAGGGCGAAAACACCGTCGTTGAAATGACGCTGAAAATCCTGAAGATGAAGGCTGCTCTCGAGCGCATCTCTAAGGACTCAAACGAACAAGAATTCAGGAACGTAGCTTTGGAGGCGTTGGTATGACGGAAGCATGGTACGAGGGACCGCTGGTCGGATTCGACCTAGAAACAACGGGAGTCGACCCGTTCTCCGATCACATAATTCAAATCGGGATCGACTTCTCGACTGTCCGTGACGGTGTGCAGGGCTTCGAGCGACTTGTCAATCCGGGAGTCCCGATCACCAACTCGGATATCCACGGCATCACCGACGAAATGGTCGCCGGAGCGATGCCGGAGGAACGCGGGATTACCGAACTTGCGATGTACCTCCGGGAGATAGTGGAAGCCAAGACCCCGATAGTGATTTTCAACGCTCAATTCGACTGGACTTTCCTCCGCTCAAAAATGGAACAATTCGGCCTCGATTGGGATCTCGACGACGCTCGTATCATCGACCCGCTTGTCTGCGATCGGCACTTCGATAAATACCGCAAGGGTCGAGGCATGAGGAAGCAGGGGAAAGTCGCCGGGATCTACGGGCTTCCGGAGAACCTGGAGGCACACACAGCCCGAGCGGACGCTGCGGAGTGCGTAGCGATAGCCCGGGCGATGGCACGTAAGTACCCGGCGATGCAGACCGGCTCGGGTATGGATCAAGAACTCTGGGCGAGACGCCAGCAGTTCGAGCTCCAGCGGTACTTTGACGGCTCCGGTCGTAAGGACGAGGCGACCGGGGAGCGAATCGTTATCGAAACGGGCTGGCCTCTGCGGGATCACGAGGGCTGGAAATGAAACGAAGTAGATACAAACACCCCGTCGATCGCTGGCATGGCTGGAAGCTCCTAGCGTTCTGGATACCGGCACTCACCCTGATCGTCTCGGCGTACGTGGGGTTCTTCGTATGGCTCACCTAACACGGATCGCAAACAAGAACCATCAATGCACCCTCTGCGAGCGAATGATCCCGTCTGGCGAGGAGTACGTCTGGCAACAACTGAAACCGTGGGATCACCCAGATAACGACGGGTATTTCGTTCTAAAGGCGCACAGATACCCGTGTTACGAAGCGCTCCTCGACTCGGCAGACGAGGACGGATGGCAATTAATGCCAGGGTACAACGAATTTGTCGATATGCTCGACGAACGAGATGCAGCGGTCGTCCGGACATTTACCGAGTGGGTTCCCAAATGAGCAGCTACACTCCTCAGATGGAAAAAATCTGCTGCGAAGGCGAGGGCGAGCAGCCCAGACATACCCGCACTCGGTCGTTCTGCCCGGTCTGTCACCGCCCTGTGGAATACAAGGTGATCCAGTTCTACTCCGAGCGGGATCGGAAGAACGTCGAAATGCAGATGGTCAAACGCCACCGCTCCGACGGCATCAAGTCCTGCACTAGGCTCGGGATACCGAACAAGAAAGTTACTACGCAATAATGTAGGATTAGGGGAGCGCACGTTGACGTTTTGTCACCTCGACTTGCTGGCGAAACTCCTCAACCGGCCGGATTGGGGAGTTTTGTTTTATGGCAACAGAAAAAACGATCACTAAAAACATTCAGGCGTGGCTAAAATCACAGCCGAACGTCTGGCACTTCAAAGTTCACGGCGGACCATTCCAAACAGCAGGGATACCCGACCTGATCGTCTGCGCTAACTCTCGACTTGTCGGCATCGAAGTCAAACAGCCCGGCAAGAAACCAACCCCGCTACAGTCCTCGACGATCAGGCAGATCCACGCATCAGGCGGGATCGCTGCGGTTGTGACGTCGCTCGACGAGGTCAAGACGATAATCGAACCGCTGCTGTAAACTCTAGGAACTACCAGCAAATCACTCGGGGGTGATGAAATGAAGTACCGCAAGAAGCCAGTCGTGATCGAGGCTATCCAGTGGGAAGGTAATGTCTCACAGGAACTTAGTAACTGGGTTCAGGCTTACCGAAAAGAACATGGGTCAAAATATCTCCCGGAGTCGGATTGGATTCGCCTCGACGGGCAGAATCTAATTATCCTGACTCTTGACCGTGAACACACAACTCAAGTTGGCGACTGGATCATCCGAGGCATTCAGGGCGAACTCTACCCTTGCAAGCCTGATATCTTCGACGCTACATACGAAGCGGTCTAGCATGGAAATCCTAACCGTTCCGACCGGCGAGCTCTCGCCGTATGCCAACAACGCTCGCACTCATTCAGAGCAACAGGTCCGACAGATAGCAGCGTCGATCCAGGAGTTTGGTTTCACCAACCCGATCCTCACCCATAACGGCACAGTCGTCGCAGGACACGGACGACTCGAAGCTGCGATCCTGCTCGATCTCACCGAAGTTCCGACGATCGATCTAAGCCATCTGTCCGACGCTCAGATGCGAGCCTATGTGATCGCCGACAACCGGCTCGCCGAGCAGTCAGAATGGGACACGAGCGTCCTC